AATCGCAATCAGTAAGAAACTTGGCAACCAACGACCCTAGAGGTCAAATTTATACAGGCAACCACAGCACCGCAACCGCTTACGACGGCATAGAAATTTTGACAACTGGCACAATGACAGGCACATACACAATTTATGGTTACTCAAAGACGGTATAAATTATGGCACTAAAAATTAACGACAACGGCACAGACCGCACTATGACCAAAGACGAACAAGCCGCCTATTTGGTTTGGGCAGAACAAACACAAGCACAAGCACAAGCCGAAGCCGACGCAATCGAAGCCAAAGCCGCAGCAAAAGCCAGCGCACTTGCAAAACTTGGTTTGACTGCCGATGAAGCCGCCGCACTATTTGGCTAACAATGTGCGCTACTGGCTACTTACAATCGCATTGTGCGCTAGTTGCGCAACAAGTAAAACAAACACAACAGGCGGCGTTAAAGTCCGCAATCTATCAATAAGCGAGGTTTGCCAATATGGGTCGCCTGACCGGTGCGAAATTAGAAAATAACCAAATACACGCCCGACTAATTGTCACGGTCGGAATACTTATGGCCGTCACGTTTGTGCTTATGGTTGTCGGTTTGTTGTTTGGTTTGTTGTTCGTGTCAATGCCCGAGGAACTGTCACCGCTTGACAGCAAAATAGTTGACTTACTTAGCACGATCAGCGTGTTTTTGACAGGCGCACTATCGGGTCTGGTGTCGGCTAACGGCATAAAAAACGCAGACAAAAACAATGACGGCATACCTGACGCACTCGAATGACAAAACCGTACGTCATCACCGCACAACCAGTTGTTAAAGCGCCGTTGGCTGGCATGGCTAAATGGGTTGAACTTGCAGTCAAACACAGCGACGGCAGTTTGTGGAATAACGGTATATGGGTTGTGCGCGACGTGCGCCATAAACCAGGTGTCATCAGCAACCACGCTCGAGGACTAGCAACCGATCTGTCGTACAGGTGGCTTGCACAAAAACAATTCGGTCGCAGAGATGGCCGCAAACAATCATTGGCATATGTCATCAAATTGCTTGAACACGCCGACACACTCGGCATACAACTCGTGATTGACTACGCGCTAAAACGCTCGTGGCGGTCTGATCGCGGCACATGGCAACCACTACCTAGCGTCGACGAAGGCGACTGGTATCACATAGAAGTTGAGCCACGCCTAGCGAACGACCCTGAAGCCACAAAACAGGCATTTCAAGCCGTATTCGGGGCATTCCCCACATCGTCACCAAAACTGGTCTAGGGTTAGTGACCTACCCGAGAAAGTAGGTCAAACATGACACTCATCAGCAAACTTGCCGTATCGCTATTTATTAGCGTCACGTCAATATTCGTACTGGCTAAACCGCCAACACCGACACCGGCAGAAACACGCCCAGCGCCATTAACCGTTTGGCAGGGTTTAGAGCCAGCGTCGCCTATACCGCCAACAACGGTCATTACTACGCCTATAACGCAACCTGACGCGTGTCAGACGGTGTTTGACATGGCTCGACACGTCGGCTGGCCCGAACATGAACTAACCCAACTGGTCGCGATTGCTTATCGTGAGAGCCGTTGCAAGCCTGACGCGTTTAACCCAACCGACCCAAATGGCGGCAGCGCAGGGGTCATGCAGATCAACTACTTTTGGTGCAAACCGTCGCGCTACTACGCCAACGGATATTTGCAGGCATACGGCCTGATACGTGGTTGCAACGACCTATTTGACTTAGAGGACAATCTACGGTCGGCTTTGGCTATTTACCGTTACTCGAATGGGTGGCGCGCATGGTCACTTTAAAACATTTGATTGTGGCAAGCGTCTTGACCGCGTACACGTATGCGCTATTGTATTTCACCAACCAACGAAAGGCTAAAGATGACCGAGAACATCGACCCGAGAACTGACCCACAGTTCAAAGCACTAATGCAAGTAATGAACGACATTACTGGCAACAAAGTGCCGTTAGTGCAACCACACGAGTTAGCGGCGCGTAGCACGTTACGCAAATTGCAATGGGAAATTGACGACCGCAACGTGTTAGACGACAGCGACCTAATTGACACACTTAATCAAGCGCGCATAGAAATAAAATATTTGTGCAGCATTATCACCGACCTACGTGAAGCACTTGTTGCACGTGATACCGATATTCGAGTGTTGCAAGATCGCAACAACTATCAGTCGGCAGAAATACAGCGTCTAGAAAATCAGGTATTCCGTGCTAACTAAACACGAGAAATCACGCATAGCAGTAGCGATCGCCGAAAGCCAAGCGAGCGCCAACGCGAAATGGACACCCGAACAACAGGCACAAGTTGACGCGGCGATAGTCAAAATGGCGCGCATGAAACCACGTTTTACAGCCGACGAGGTTTGGTACGAGTTGGGTGCGTCATTCCCCGTTACTAAAGGTATGACTGCTCGACTTATGGTTGCCGAGCGTCGCGGTGTAATCAAAAACACGGGCGAGATTACGTACGCAAAACGTGGCGGTCAACACGATCACGCGCAACGTCTAACAATTTGGCAATCGCTATGAGCGGATACAACCTTGACAACTATGTTGACGTACCGACACGATTGACAGCGGCGCTAAAAAAATATCCTGATCTACGCATACAAGAAACAGGCCGCGAAATAATTGAAATGCCCGACAAGTCGTGTTTCATTCGTTGCACCGTAACCGTGTGGCGTGACGCAACCGACCCGATACCAGCCGTAGCGTCAGCGTGTGAGGTTTACCCCGGCCGCACACCGTTTACCAAAATGAGCGAAAACGAGGTCGGGTTTACTAGCGCGTTGGGTCGAGCGTTGGGTTATATGGGGTTTGGTATCAACAAGAGCATTGCAAGCCGTAACGAGGTCGAGGCCGCACAGTCACGGCAAACCAGCACACATTTAGCGCCCGTTGTACCGTTACACGACGTAGAAGTGCCATTCCCTGACGAGCCACAGCGCGAGTATGCGTCACCTAAACAGGTGGGCATGATGAGGGCGTTGGCTAACGGTCAAGGGTTAAAGGGCGACGATCTAAAAACCTATATAACAGCAATAATTGGTCGGGAGGTGCACACAACAGGCGAATTGACGAAGCGTGATATGAGTAAAGTAATAGACGCGTTAAAAGCAAGTGAACCAAAATAAACAAACAACCGAGGAGAAAAAATGAACCGAGAAAAAGAAATATTGTTACAACTATTGTTAGAAAAGTATGGTCAACCAGAAATGAAACCAGTTGTTGTAAAAACGCAAGTAGTTGCAAGTTATAAAAAAAATAAAAAGCGCGGTAAATGTGTGCCAACACTTTATGCAAATGAGCGTTGGACAGTCGAAGGTATTGCTATGGTGCACAAAATGATTTTGAACAAAATGACTAATCACGAAATTGCAAAAGCCATTGGTCGATCAGTTCACTCAATCAGAACTCTGCGATCACAAATTGTAGGTAAACGAGCAGAAACTAACCCAGCGGTCAAACAGTATCTAGCGACGTTACAAAGTGAGCCAAAATGACAGACGTCGAGTTGTTAGAGGGTGTGTTGCGTTGCCAGCAGTTGTTGAAGGCGATGAGCAAACCGACCGACGATGAAACTGAGGCGCACAAGTATTTGCGTTGGGCGGCCGAGCAGATCGCCAAACGCATTTGGTGGGATAATAGAGAACCTAAGTAATAAACAAAATTAAATAACGGGCACGGCCTACACCCCTTGCAAGGTGAAAGGTATAAAACACGGTGACGTGGGTAGATGAGCCGTGCGCGAGTACGGGTCAGGCAAATGGTTAAAGCGTTGGGAGTGTCGGTGAGGCAAGACACGGGGGGCTAGCGCATTAGGCTTTAATTACAGCAATACAAAATGACATAACACAAACAAACCACAAACATAAAGTTGACAACATGGCCAGCGTAAACAAACCGAGAGCAAGCGCGACAGCGCGCGCTAGCGCATTATGAGCAGACCACGAGACGATTACGAATACCAACGAAACCGGGTAGTGGTATTACGAGAACAACCAACTTGCACGGTTTGCAATCGTCAGCCAAGTACTCAAGTTGATCACATTGTTCCACTCGACGCAGGCGGCGGACACGAACTGGCAAACTTAAGAGGCATATGCTTTAAATGCAACAACACACTTGGTCATCGCTACGTGACACAACGCAACAAACTACGACGCACCATACGAGCCGAGGCTATGCGTGAATTAGGCGTAAACGATTTAGAACCAAAACGGTTTTTTACACAAACGAAACTAGTCCCCCCGACCCAACTCAGGATTATCTCAGATGACCCTAACCAGCTTGAACTGGCGGTAACTGGCCGAGATCAGCCGAGACTGGAAACGGTGTGGCCTGACGCGGCTGGTTCGTTTGGGGCTGAGGTGGGGGGCTGGGCTTTACAGCATTTGGGTATTGAGTTAATGGCGTGGCAACAGCGTGTGCTTGACGGTCAGTTGTTGTTTGATGACCAGTCTGATTTTTTGCACCGTATGTCTATGGTTTCAACTGCTCGTCAGAACGGTAAAACGGTTGCGTTGACGGCGCTTGTTGGTTGGTGGCTTACTGAAATGCCTAAACGTCGTGGCGTACCGCAAACTGTGTTGTCGACTGCCCACCGGCTTGATTTGGCGGTTATGTTGTACGACAAATTGGCTGACATTCTTGAGTTGCGGTTTGGTGCAAAACTTATGCGGTCGTACGGTCGTAATCAGGTGACTATGCCTGACGGGTCTAAATGGTTTATTCGCGCTGCTAACTCGAGCGTCGGTCACGGTATGTCATGCGATCTGATTGTGGCTGACGAGATTTGGGATATTGGGTCAACGGTTATTGACGGCGGTTTGTTGCCAGCCCAGCGCGCTCGACGATCACCGTTGCTTAGTGCGTGGTCGACGGCTGGTACTGAGGCCAGTACCGCTATGCAGCGTTGGCGTGAGCAAGGGTTGCGCTCGATAGATCGTGGCGAGCCGTCGTCGCTTTATTTTGCTGAGTGGTCACCGCCGCCTGATTTGTCGCCTATGACACCGCAGGCTTGGGCGTACGCAAACCCGGCGCTGGGCAAAACGTTGACGCTAAAAACTATTGAGGCCGAAAGCGAGAACCCTGATCGTGCGTCATTTTTGCGTGCGTCATGCAACCTATGGGTAGCCAGCGACAAGTCATGGATTGCACCGGGTCTGTGGCCTGAACTTGAGTACACCGACCCTATGCCTGACGGTGGCACAGTCGCCATAGAAACCAGCCTGACCGACGACCGATATTTTGCCACACGCGCAATCGTCTTAGACGACCGACGCACAGTCGTAACAGTCGAGTTTGTTTGCGACACCTATGACGAAATGTTGCAACACGTCGAGCGCCTAACCAAAAACACAACAGTCAAATTTGCTATCAGCCCGTCAATCGATATTCATTGGCCATTAGCGCTTGAGCGTCGCAGGGCAGTTGTCGGCTACGGCGAAATCTTAAAATTTACGCCACGCATAAAGTCAATGATCCATGAAAAATTGTTGTGGCATACAGGCGAGCAAATGTTGGCTGAACACGTACAACGCGCCGTCGCCGTACGGTCACAAAACAGCATTGCGTTATCGTCGCAACGCTCACCCGGCCCAATCGAGTTGGCGCGATGTTTGGTTTGGTCAGCGGCGCTAGCCAGCCGACCAACCGCGACAGGTAAACCGATGATCGTTGTTGCAGGTGGCTAGTATCTTGACGGGCGGCCGTTGAGTTCTTACTTTCTCGGTTGACGCTTGGCGGTCGCCTATACACAACGGTCATTTAGTTTGGTGGCATACTTAGCGCATGGGCATTTTTAACCGCACCGTCAACAAAGCAGCGATCTCACCGCAACCAACTAAAGCGGCTGCCGCTGGCGGTTTGTATATGAGCCCGAACACAAACAACACGGGCGCTGCACTCATCGGCACTTACTATTCGTATGTCGAGGGCACGGCACGCAACCGTGCAATGAGCGTGCCAACAATCAGTCGCGCACGCGATCTCATGGCGAGCGTTATCGGTTGCATGAATTTGAAAATGTACACAGAAATTTGGAACGGCAACGAAATGGAAAAAGTACCGTTAGCGCCACGCACATGGTTGCGACGTATCGACCCGACCGTGCCAAACAATTTCATTTTGTCGTGGACATTTGACGACTTGTTTTTTTATGGTCGCGCATTTTGGTATATAACAAGTCGCACCGCCGACGGCTACCCAGCCTCATACACTCGACTACCAGCAGCAATGGTGCAAACACTTGATCAGGCTGGCCCGGTGTGGTTTGCGCCGTCAAAACAAATCACGTTTCAAGGCGGCGAACTAGACCCGACAAACGTCGTACAATTTTTGTCACCGATACAGGGCATTGTTTACATGTCTGAACAAGCGGTTGCAACAGCGTTAAAACTTGAAGCGGCACGCTACCGAAACTCGAGCAGCGCAATACCAGCTGGTATTTTGCGACAGACAGGTGGCGAACCGTTAAGCGCACAAGAGTTAGCCGATCTTGCGGCCGCATTTAACGCAGCACGTGAAACAAACCAGACTGCCGCATTAAACGAATACGTTTCGTACACCGAAACACAAACAAGCCCTGACAAAATGTTGCTGATCGACAGCGCCGAATTTCAAGCAATGGAAATGGCACGGCTATGCAACATACCGCCATACCTTGCAGGTATCAGCGTCGGGTCATATTCGTATCAATCGAGCGCCGAAAGTCGCATGGATTTATGGTCGTTTGGTGTACGCGCTTACGCAGATTGCATAACCGGCACATTAAGCCAAAACAGTATTTTGCCTAACGGCACATACGTCGAGTTTGACGTTGAGGATTATTTGACGGGCGAATACTCAATGGGTGACCAGCGAAAAACACCAACAGAAAATGAAAACGGAGTAGTATCACCAACATGATCAAATTGACCCCTTCACAGATCACGGTTGACGCAGCGGCGGCAGAGGGTTTGCCGTCGCGCTCAATCTCGGGCGTAGCCGTCACCTATGACGAAACAGCAACAGTTTTAGACGGCACAAAAGTACGGTTTTTGCAAGGGTCGTTGCCAGTCACGGGGCGCGACCCGAAAATTTACGGCCAGCACGACAGCAACCAAATTTTGGGCAAAGTCGTTGAGCGCGTAGACACACCGCAAGGCATGATGTTTACAGCCAAATTGAGTGCTACTCGTCTCGCTGACGAATATTTGACGCTTGTAAATGACGGCGTAATTGACGCAGTATCGGTCGGTGTAACACCAACGAAATTTCGTTTTGACGACGACGGCACAATGATCGTCGAGGCCGCCAACTGGTCAGAATTGTCGCTTGTAAGCGAGGGCGCGTTTAGTGGCGCGGTCATCACCGACGTTGCGGCCAGCGCACCCGACACGGCAACCGTTGAGGGTATCCACCAAACCGAGCCAACAATAGAGTTAATATCAGATCAAGAAACAACAGGAGACAAAACCATGAGCGAAGCAACAGAAACACCAGTAGTCGAAGCAGCGACCGCAACCGTAGAAAAATTGTGGGCGCAACCTAAAAAAGAATTCAAACTGCCGTCAGCCGGCGAATTCATGGCCGCATACCACATCGGTGGCGACACTTTCAAAAACATGAACGCAGCCGTGCAAGAGTTTGCAAAAACTCAACGCACCGCATTGCAAGCAGCCGCTGGTGACGTAATCACAACCGACACACCGGGTCTGTTGCCAGTACCAGTTCTCGGGCCACTTGTGCAAGATATCAATTTCTTGCGACCAGCAGTTCAAGCAGTTGGCGCACGCGCATATCCTGACGGTGGACAATCAAAAACATTTATTCGACCAACGATCACAACACACACAAGTGTCGCGTCGCAAACCGAATTGGCTGCAGCGTCAGCAACCACAATGGTCATCGCCTCGAACAGCGTTACAAAAACAACGCTCGCAGGTCAGGTCACATTGTCGGTGCAAGACATCGATTTCACGTCACCGCCAGCAATGCAACAAATTTTGAACGACCTTATGGGCGAATATATGCTCGCGTCAGACAATCTTTGTGCAGACAACTTGTTGGCTGCAGCAACATCGTCAGGTGTTTGGGACGGCACACTCGCCGACTTGTTGACCAGCGTTTACGACGCTGCAAGCGACATTTCAACAAACCGCAACTGGATGCCAACACATATGTTTGTATCGGTTGACGTTTGGGCGCAACTCGGCAAACTTGCAGACAGCACAGGCCGACCAGTATTTCCGTTTATTGCAAACGGTTTGTCGGGTCAAAACGCGCTTGGTTCGCAAAACGCAGTTTCATGGAACGGCAACCCACTTGGTCTTGAACTTGTAGTTGACAGCAACTTTGCTGCAAAAACAATGGTCATCACTCGGGTTGGTCAAGGCACAGGCGACGCATACGAGTTCTACGAGCAAATTCGTGGCTTGATGAGCGTTGAAGTACCAGCGACACTCGGTCGCACAATGTCATTTCACGGTTACGTGTCGACATTTGCTGCAATTTCTGGAATGATCCGCAAGATCACACAGGCTTAAGCAAGGGCGGGGCAACCGCTCATGGCAACATACGCGACAGCCAGCAAACAACTATTAAGCAACTATGCGTGCATATCCACGCTCGAGCCGACCGATATACAGGTTGGCGACAGCGTGGTTGTTGCCTCGCTTGGCGCACCGTTTAACGGCACCTTTACCGTTTTAAATTGCCCACAATATTTATACACGGGCGTAGACGGCACAACTGGCGAATGGACATTTGATAGCAACACCCGAATACCAAACCAAATATTGTTTGCTTGCACAGGCGACAACGTTGATTTTGCGGCGATTTACACCGGCACGGTCGCGTTTACACCGACTTGTACGTGGATAACGGCCGCAAACCTGATCACCTATTTGGGTGTGTCGATTACTAACCCGTCAGATGATTACACGCTGATTACGCAGTCGGTTAGCGCGGCTAACCAGTTTTGTAGTCGTCGTCGAGCTGAGGCAGGCTACAACGACAGTCTTAGTAGCAGTCCGAGCGGTGACGTAATGCTAGGCACTCTCATGTACGGTGCAGCGTTGTGGCGTTCGCGTGGCTCGCTCGAGAACGTGTTTGCGTCGTTTGACAATATGGGTTCAGCACCGCAACAGTCATTGACACCGATCGTTAAACAGTTGTTAGGTATTGACCGACCAGCGGTGGCCTAAATGCCAGCACCATACACCGACGTGTTAAACGTCGCCATAGACGACATCACAGCAACGCTCACAGCCGTCACAGGTTTACGCGTTGTAAACGACCCGACAAAACTTGTACCAAATTGCGTGTTTTTGTTAGCGCCACGTTTCACGACAACGGCAGGTAACGGCAACGTTATTCGAGTTGATTTCCCTGTCAAAGTTGTTGGCAGCGGCCCGGCAGGTTTGCCCGTGTTGCGCGAAATTTTGCAGATATCCGCAACCGTGTTGGGGTCGTCAATTATCGTTACATCAGGACAACCAAGCACACTTGAAATCGGCGGTCAGGAATTCCCTTGCTACGATTTGACTTGTGCATTAGCAGGGATAACAGCATGACCAAATATTTAGTTAACAGCAATCGACTAGACGGCCTTAAACGGGGCGACATCATTGACGGCAAAGACTTGGGCGACGCAAACATTGCACACTTAGTCGAGAGCGGTCACCTATCCCCACAAGACGATAAAAAACATGGTAAAACTAAAGAGATAACAGAGGAGTAAAACATGGCAGCAACAACAACGGTTTACTTAAGCAACCCGGCACTCACGATTAACTCGGTCAACCTAACCGACCAATGCACAAGCGCAAGTTTGACATTTGGTTACGACCAACTCGAGACAACGGCGTTTGGTGATACCGCACGTTATTTTGGTGGCTCGGCGGTTACGTCGTTGCAAAACAACTCGTTTGAAATTGAGTTGTACCAGTCATACGCTGCCAGCGAAACAGAGGCAACGATTTACAGTTTGGTCGGTACACAAACGACAATCGTTATTTCACCGACCGCTGCAGGTTTGGCTACACCAAGTTCAACTGCACCAAAATACACTTTGACCGGTTGCTTCTTGGCTTCGCATACCCCGATCAATGCGTCGCTTGGCGAATTGTCAACCGTCACGTTGACGTTTAACGGTGGGGTGCTTACTAAAGCAACGTCATAGTTTTACGGCGTTTGCCGTAACAAAATAAACGAGCCATAACTGGCCGAGAACAGGACAGGCATGAAACTAAAACTAAAAGTTGACCTAAACAACGGGTCAGCGCCAGTCGAAATGACAACCAATATGTTTGTTATTTGCGAATGGGAACGCACAGAAAACCGCAAAATATCAGACGGCAAAGGTATTGGGTACACCGATCTTGTTTGCTGGGCATTTCACTTGTTGAAACTTAACGGTGAAACATTGCCACCAAATTATCGCGACTGGGTTAAACAAAACCCGAACATGATTATTGAGGCGATAGACGAGACAAACCCAAACCCTACGGCGTAGGCAGTTACCGACGGCAGTTAGCAGAATTGTTGGCTGCAACAGGGTACTGGCCTACGAATATCGAGTTTGACACGCGTGACCTATTGACGGTGATTACAGTATTAAACAAAGCAAACAAAAGGTGACGTATGCCAGCAAGCACAACCATAGAGATTGTCGGGGTTAAACAGACGATCAATAGTTTGCGTAAAATTGACCCACAGTTGCAAAAAGATTTTAAAACTGACGCAACCGCTATCGCGCAACCAGCGATACAGGCAGGTAAAGCCGTTTACAAAGATTTGCCGTTATCGGGCATGAAATACAACTGGACGCAACGCGACCGAAAACTATTTCCGTTTACAGTAACCAAAGCGGTCAACGGTGTGCGTATGCGTTTTGATACACGTCGAGGCGCGGTCGGTGTAATTCTTATTGAGCAAAAAGACCCGGCGGCAGCAATCTTTGAAACAGCAGGCCGAGCAAACGCAAACAAATTAGGGCAGGCGCTTGGTTTTGTTGGCGTTGGTCGCACTCGACTAATCGGGCCAGCCGTCTACAAAGCGCGACGCGGTATCGAAGCCGAAATGACAAAAATGATTGCTAAAACTATGCGCGAAGTGCAACGGGAGATTTAATCATGGCATTATCCATACCTATTGTCAGCGAGTTTGACGGCAAAGGCATTGACAAAGCAATCAAAGAATTTAAGCAATTAGAGACCGTCGGCGAAAAAGCACAATTTGCAATCAAAAAAGCGGCAGTACCGGCAGCGGCTGCATTGACGGCGGTTGCAGGCGCGTTGGGTTTGGCGGCTAAAGCAGCAGCAGAGGACGAACAGCAACAAGCGATTTTGGCTAACACCATGCAAAACGTTGTTGGTGCTACTGACGCGACGGTTGCAGCAACTGAGGACATGATCTCGGCCATGTCGAGGGCGACTGGTACGGCTGACAGCGAGTTACGACCAGCGTTTGCCGCGTTGCTTGTTGGCACTAAAAATGTTGGCGAAGCAACAGACGCATTGGCGCTGGCTCAAGATATTGCGATCTCGACTGGCACAGATTTGACGACGGTCAGCGACGCGTTGGCTAAAGCGTATGCAGGCAACATGAAAGGCTTACAAGCATTGTCGCCTGAAATGAAAGGCCTAATTAAAGAGGGTGCGTCACTCGACACGGTGATGATGACGTTAAACGACAATTTTGGTGGCGCGGCGGCTCGATCAGCAGAAACAGCGGCAGGCAAATTCAAAATATTAAAAAACAGTTTGGATGAAACACAAGAATCAATCGGTGCGGCATTGTTGCCCGTGTTGCAAAAAGTGTTGCCATATTTGCAGGCAATGGCTGACTGGGCGCAAAAAAACCCAACCGCGTTTTTGGTTATTGCTGGCACAATATCGGCGGTTGCGGCCGCAATCATGGCAGTCAATATTGCTATGGCATTAAATCCGTTTGGTTTAATTGCGGTAGGTATCGCAGCGGTTGTGACAGGTATAGCGATTGCTTACACAAAATTTGAAAGTTTCAGAAACATTGTCAACATCGTTTTAAACGGTTTGATTGCCGGGTTTGAAATGTTTGCTAATTCGTTTATTGGTGCGATCAACATAATTATTGACGGCATTAACCTAATTAACCCGTTTACGGATATTGGCAAAATCGGTAAAATTAGTTTGGGTCGAATTGGTGGCGGCGCTGCCGGTGCTGAGGCGGTCACGTCTGATATTCGCACCGCTGACCGTATGGCGCGTGAGGCTGGCGCAGGTGTGCCAGTTACACCGTCGGTTATAACAAGCGGTGGCGGTGGCGGTGGTGGCGGTGGGTCAAGTGGCGCACAAACAAGTATTGGTGGCACGGCAGGCGGCGCACAAATAGGCGCGTTAACAACGTTTGGTATGGCTGAACGTATCGCGGCACGCGAACCGCAACCAGTAACTATTAACGTGACTGGCGGTATATCGACTAGCGCCGAAATCGGTCAAAGCGTGTTAAACAGTTTGCTGGCATATCAGCGCACTAACGGCCCACTTGATTTGATGATTGCACAATAATGCCCGGCGTTGCAGTTGTTGGTAGTGGTAACTACGACCTAGAAATTGACACAGGTTTCAAACAAGACGCATTTTTGCTTGACGACCCGACCGCTGGCGTATTAAACAACAGCACATACGTACTTGACGGCACAACAAACTATGCGAGCGTACTCGACGGCATTAACCAAGTGAACGTGCGGCGCGGCCGCAAAGATCAAGGCGACCAATTTAGTGCTGGCACAATGACGTTTACCATGCTTGACACGTCAGGCATTTTTAACCCGTTTGACGAAAACTCGCCGTACTATGACCCGACTACCGCCAAACCGGGTTTAGCGCCTATGCGCCGTGTGCGATTGTCTCGATACAACAACAGCAACGTCAAACAATATTTATTTGTTGGTTACATCGTCAATTATGACTACAACTTTAGTTTGGGTGGTTTGGACACGGTGACGGTTTATTGTGCCGACGATTTTTATTTGTTGGCCCAAACATATTTGGCTGAATACAACGTCGATCAAGAATTGTCTAGTGTGCGGTTGTCGGCGATACTTGACCGACCTGAAGTTGATTTCCCTGCAGCGTCACGCGCGATATCGACTGGCACACAGACTTTGGGCGGTGACGCGGCATTTACTATCCCGAACGGCACAAACGTGCTTGGATATTGCTCACAAATCAATGAGGCTGAACAGGGCAGGCTGTTTATGTCGCGTGACGGCAACCTGACATTTCAACCACGTATCGGCACGACACTTACAGCGTCGGTCGCCGATTTTCATGACGATGGCACAAACATAAAATACAACGGGGTAGGCATAACGTTTGAAGCCGATCAGGTAACCAACCGTGCGGTCGTACGACATTTAGGTAGCAACAACCCACAAGTCGCTGAGGACACAGGCAGCCAAGCACTTTATTTTATCCAAACGTATTCGATCACCGACAGCCTGCTACACAGCGACGCGGCCGCACTCGAGTTGGCGACCTATTTATTAGACCCGTTGCCCGAACCGCGATACACGTCGTTAAACACCCAGTTAAATATGTTGACCACAACCCAGCGCGACACGGTGGCAATTATTGATATTGGGCAGACAATTACTATTGAAAAAACGTTTGCGAGCGGCGCTGGCACGGCACAATTAGCCCAAGAATTAAGCGTCGAGGGCATAGAAATGACAATAAACGTAAACACGGGTCATGCGATCACATATTTCACCGCACCAACAACCGTCGTTTACGAGTTAATACTTGACGACCCGACTTACGGTATCATCTCAGCAGACAACGTATTGGGTTAAAGTAGGCAATATGGCTATCAAAACATACACAGCAGGTTCAGTTTTAACCGCTGCCGATATGAACACTTATTCCGCTAATAGCGGATATGTCGCACTTTCTAAAACAACAATGACTGCAGTTGCGACCGCACAATTTACAAATGCTTTTAATTCGACTTATCGTAATTATCGGGCAGTTTTCGAATTGACGGGTTCGGGAACGGTTGCGCTTTATGTGCGTTTACTTATTGGAACTACAGTTCAGACCGGAAATATTTTAAGTATTGAAACTCGAACTCAATTAGCATCGGCAGCCACTTCAATTGGTACACGGTCTGACCAATATGCCATATCGGGTAATGTTTTTGCGACCTATTCGTCGTTTTATCAAATAGATTTTTGTGCGCCGCAAGCAACCGCATACACAAATTGGACATTGACGGGCGTTTCGGGCAGGTCTAATACGGACAGCGACCAATTTTATAATTCGGCTAGAAATATTGTTACGACAAGTATGGACGGTTTCGAATTGACGACAGCAAGTGCAACTACTTTTACTGGAACCATGACGCTTTATGGGGTGCGTAATGTCTAATCCAATAATTGTTACTTATAATTTGGAAACGGGCGAAGAAACGCAGCGCGAAATGACTGACGAAGAAGTCGCAGAATTTGAAAATGCCCAGCCACCGTTAAATTGACGAAATGAAAATTTTGTGCTTAACAATGTGCGCTATTGGGTACTTACGATCGCATTGTGCGCTGGTTGTGCAACAAGCAAAACAAACACAACAGGCGGCATTAAAGTCCGCAATCTATCAATAAGCGAGGTTTGCCAATATGGGTCGCCTGACCGGTGCGAAATTAGAAAATAACCAAATACACGCTCGACTAATCGTTACAGTCGGGATACTGATGGCGATCACGTTTGTTCTTATGGTTGTCGGTTTATTGTTTGGTTTGTTGTTTGTGTCAATGCCTGACGAACTCTCACCGCTTGACAGCAAAATAGTTGACCTGCTCAGCACGATCAGCGTGTTTTTAACAGGTGCGCTATCGGGTTTGGTGTCGGCTAACGGCATAAAAAACACCGACAAAAACAACGACGGCATACCCGACGCACTCGAATGACAAAACCATACGTCATCACCGCACAGCCAGTCGTTAAAGCACCGTTGGTTGGCATGGCTAAATGGGTTGAACTTGCAGTTAAACACAGCGACGGCAGTTTGTGGAATAACGGCATATGGGTAGTGCGCGACGTGCGACATAAACCCGGTGTCATCAGCAACCACGCTCGAGGACTAGCAACAGATTTGTCGTACCGTTGGCTTGCACAAAAACAATTTGGTCGTCAAGACGGCCGCAAACAATCATTGGCATACATCGTCAAATTGCTTGAACACGCCGACACGCTTGGCATACAACTCGTGATCGACTACGCGCTAAAACGGTCATGGAAATGCGATCGCGGCACATGGCAACCACTACCCAGCGTTGACGACGGCGACTGGTATCACATAGAAGTCGAGCCACGCCTAGCGCACGACATAGAAGCCACAAAACAGGCATTTCAAGCCGTATTCGGGGTATCACCGAAAGCAGCGCCACAATCTGTTTAGGCTGGTTACCTACCCGAGAAAGTAGGTCACTATGACACTCATCAGCAAAACAGCCGTATCGCTATTTATTAGCGCTATGTCAATATTTATTTTGGCTAAACCGCCAGCACCAACACCGACAGAAACACGTCAACAGCCAGCAACGGTTTGGCAGGGTTTAGAGCCAGCCTCGCCCGTACCGCCAACAACGGTCAAAACTACGCCTATAACGCAACCTGACGCGTGTCAGACCGTGTTTGACATGGCTCGACACGTCGGCTGGCCCGAACATGAACTAAGCCAACTGGTTGCGATTGCATACCGTGAAAGCCGGTGCAACCCGACAGCGTTTAACGCAACCGACCCGAACGGCGGCTCAAACGGGGTCATGCAAATAAACCAGTTTTGGTGCAAACCGTCAAAATATTTTGCCAACGGATATTTGCAGGCATACGGCCTGATACGTGATTGCAACGATCTATTTGATTTAGAGGACAATTTACGGTCAGCGTTGGCTATCTACCGATACTCAAATGGGTGGCGTGCATGGTCACTATAAAACACCTGATCGTGGCAACGGTCTTGACCGCGTACACGTATGCGCTACTGTATTTCACCAACCAACGAAAGGCTAAAGATGACCGAGAACATCGACCCGAGAACTGACCCACAGTTCAAAGCATTAATGCAAGTGATGAACGACATCACACAAAACAAAGTGCCGTTTTACGAACCGCACGAACTTGCGGCGCGTAGCACGTTGCGAGCATTGCAACACCAAATTGACGATCACAACGTTTTAGACGACAGCGATTTGATCGACACACTTAACCAAGCGCGTATTGAAATAAAATATTTGTGCAGCATCATTACCGATTTGCACGAACGTCTTAAACAACGCGACGTCGAACTTGGTATCAAGCAACTTAAATTAAACGAAAACGAAGTTGAGATACAGCGTTTAGAAAACATGGTTCACCGTGCTTACTAAACACGAAAAGTCACGCATAGCCGTAGCGATCGCCGAAAGCCAAGCAAGCGCCAACGCAAAATGGACACCCGAGCAACAAGCACA